AAAGTAATTTAACTAAATATTTCAGGAGTGAACGAAATGGACGTGGCAATGATCCAAAGCGTCGGGGGAATTGTAAAAACAGAGGAGCAATTTGTAGTTGTCATTGGAGAAAAAATCTATGGTCCATTCCCAAATGACCGGATTGAAGAAATAATTAGATTATTTGAGGAAGAGGAATGAATATGGAGGACACGATCAAGAGCATGGGGTACCGCGGGGCCATCATCGAAAGGCTAGACCGCCAAACAGAAAAGGGGATCAGGAAGTATGGCGGCACGATCGACAAGTCGGGTCATCTTAAAACAGTCAGTGAAAGTCTGGAATATCTGGCAGAAGAACTAACGGACGCTTTAGTATACATTGAACACGGAAAAAGACAGGTTCGTTCATTGGTCAATGAGGCAGCTAGTATCATGAGGAAGTGGGATGTTGCAACCTTGGCGCTAAGGGCAATTGCGAAAAGCGAAGGGCAAGAGGCGTTGATTGCACAAAGGGCACTTAAAGACATGGGGATGGAATAACAATTCGGGAGAGGTGACCAAAGTGAACGAAATCGATGCTTTGCGACTAACTTCTCAGCTCCTTACAGCATTCCAAGCAGTGCGATCATCAGTACAACAGAACGAGTCGGACATTATTTACTACGAGCATGAATACAACGATCTGACGCATGCACTGGAGCTGACCAAATTCAATGCAGCCGAAGGATATCAGCTGGCCGTCCAGCTAAAGGAGAATAGGCTCAATCGTCGGAAAGCAAAAGACCAGGTAGCGCAGCTGCAGCCGCTTTTTGATGTGATGACTCGGCACCAAAGCTTCTTCCAAGACCTACGAAAAGCACAAGCTCAGATAGAGAAGATTAAATCGAGCCAGGCGAGTCGAATGTATACAGCTCGGGCAAGAACGGATATGCAGGATGCATTTGACCGAGCCAAGCAAAAACAGGTTGCACAATAGGGGGAATAAGATGAGCGCACAACCTAAGATCAAAAAAGGCACCTTCCAACATATTGAATCGGAGTTGTACGCATACCATGAGACGAGAAAAGAGATTGTGCGGCTGAAAAACGAAATCCTATATTCCGGTAGTTCAGCAGACGAAAATGTCGGAGGCGGGAAAGGAAACCTCCCTAGTGACCCAACCGCCCGAACAGCGATACTACTGACCAGTCATAAGAAACTGGAGCAGCTGCAAATGATTGTGGATGCAATCGAAAGTGTTGTAGAAAGGCTTACTGACGACCGAAAGAAGTTGATCCGTCTGCGATATTGGGATAAACCCCAAATACTGACATGGGATGGGATTGCAGCAGAATTGCATGTTAGCCGTCGAACAGCCGTGAACTGGAGAGACGATATTGTGAGGTCCATAGCCGCAAAGCTAGGGTGGAGATAATATTGCACTATGTTTGCACTTTTGGGCCTTCAAATCGTGATAGTATGAAAGTATCAGGTAGTGGCATGAATCTGAACAAAGGATCGGGGCTAACCCGGTCGGGTGAAGGGACTGCGCTTTCGCGGGCCTTTCGCTTTCGGAGGTGCGCCGGGCAAGGGAACCCGAGCCTGACGAGGTTGGTTTCCTCCGGGACTCCGCATAGGGCAGGCGGTTGATGGTTTTCCGGTTTCAGCATACCGAAGTCCTTAACATACCGAATCGAAACTGGTAATACTGCTTTCGCGCGGTTGAAGTGTCTGCTGGTACCCTGGCGATTCGGGATCGTATCGCAAAACCGCGCACCATTAGTTGTTCCATTTGCTATTTCCATTTTGCCGGGAAGCATGCACCTGGCACCCGTAACGCGCATGACGGGCCTGGGTATCAGATTACCCGCCGTGCTTATACAGTGCGCCATAACGCGCCAAAATCTCTGTCAATCCGAAAGTTTAGACTTGTGTCTGAGTCCGGTTTAGGACTAGGTGAGATGGGGGAAATATGTTGGGGACTCCGTTTTGGGACGACGGACAAGCCGGGAGTTGGGGAACGCGGGAGACCGGTAATCATGATGCAGTGGCGGAATAGGTAGACGCAAAGGTAGTGGTGTAGCTAATGGCTCTTGGTAATAGGGTACTGAAGCTCCAGCAATATCGGGCAGAAACGAGATACCACGAAAATTACCATGCAAGGTGCAAATCCTTGCCTGCATCATAACAAAGCGGAAAGCCATTCGGAACATACCCGGGTGGCTTTTCTTGTTGAGGGAGGAATCCATATTGCTGGAGAAATGGCAATGTCACAATGATACGTTGAAATTTTTGCGGCAGTATGGAGGGGAATAAGCATGACCATCGTTAAAATCACAATGCCAACCAAAGACGGGAAATTGGTTGAATGGGAAGATTGCGTGATTGCATATCGGGAGAAAGAAAAGCAGAAATGGCAGCGCAAACTGGAGGCGCAGCGCACGGGGATTAGCGCGAGGTTGAAGGCTGCAGGTCATTGAGCCTGGCCACTTCGCTCCCCGTTCGGTGTATCTCAAATTCGACTACTCCAATCCTGCCCCAAGTGTGCAGATCAGCGTACCATTGGCGGCAAGCAGGGGCAAATGCTTGTCGGACTGCACTACCTCCTAATTACCGTGACCACAGCGGTCAAGGATTTGGATCGTGGCGGAGGCCCCTGCCGGAGGAAGTGGGGAAATAAAAATGCAGTCTGCTACGTGAACAGACTGCATAGATAAAGATTAGAAACGTGGTAGACTCAGTAGATTGTCCTTAGTCGTACTGTTCGCTTTTGTTCGAATGTACGCTGGACGCCCTACTGGATGAACAGTTTCAACATAGGCCTTTGAGTTGGAGGATGTGGTATAGAAGTACTCGTGACCGCCGTCAATGTACTTTACCACATCCGCCTTTGTTTCAACTGTTCCGCCCGATAATTTTACGTGGGTGATGTGTTCAGTGGATGTAGAATTGCTGTCAGATAAACGAACGTGTGTAATTTGATAGGATGCCATGACTTTTCACCTCCTTCCAATTACCTTATACGGGATAAATTGGACAAAGTTTCACCAAAATAGGAAAAAGGAGGAATATAGTTGCGAGTATCAGACTGGGTACACACCTGCCATAACATGAACAAAATCACAGGTTACATAACGAATATCTTCCATGATCGAATTGATATTTGTGTCACTATTCCAAGGGGATACGGGAACATATCGGTTAATCGTAGAGACGCTTGGCTGGCCGATGATACAATATGGATGGACGATATTCCGGCCATGATAGATCTATCTCTTATGATTCGGGACAAGGAGTGGTTTGATCATTGGATGAAAGAAATGTCATTGTGGAAATCAGTACAAATAGCCGATAGTCTTTTTTAAGCACCCACGAGGTGCTTTTTTTCATGGAGGTGGGTGAAATGAAGTGGCAATCGAGAGGATCGGCGACATCTATGTAGACACCAACACTGGCGAGAAGATGGTACCCGAAACCGTCTTGCGCCGTCGGACAGAGGTTGTAAAGGTGTTCGATGCTGCAAAGGGCGGACGAATGGCAAAGCATATCAAGCTGCGCTCAGCCAGAGATCAAAAGCGGCTGTATTTTAACCGCCTTGACATGCAGGAGCGCGGTTTCTTATTTTCTCTCATCTGTCTGATGGATTGGGAAAGTAATGTGCTCGTAGGCGATGGCGAGAATGGTGAAAAAGGCCGGTCGCTCTCCTGGGCGATGATTGATGGGATAGTAGGGGTTTCAAAACCGTTTCGGATCCGGACTGTCCGCAAGTTGGAGGAATACCGGGTCATTGGTTATCTGACTGTAGGAGGGAAGCGTGTGGGAATCGTGATCAACCCGCGCTATGCTCTCTTCGGAAGAAAGCCGGATGATTCGTTGCTACAGGCTTTTCAAAGTGAAGCCGACGTGTGGGAAGAGGAGGAAGTCGAAGCTGCTGCGGAATATAGATATCAAAGAATATCCGCGAGACATGAAGCGTCTTCATCCCTACAGCCACAAGGCTTAGACCATGTTTTTAGGGGGTAAATGGCGTTTACCTTGGGGTAAATCTCGTTTACCTCTCTTACTTTTCGTTAGTGTACAAAACAAACACAAACAATCAGGTGGTGGTGATTATGTAATGGCTAGAGCAAGAGATCCGAACAGAGACAAAGCTTTCGAGATATGGAAACAGTCCAATGGCGAGATCAAGCTAAAGGATATAGCCGATCAGCTCGGCATATCTGAGGGGACTGTTAGGGGATGGAAGAACAAAGACCAGTGGGATAAGCAAGCAAACGGAACGCTCCAATCAAAAGAACGGAACGGAGCGAAAAAGGGAACGGAACGCTCCAAAGGAACGGAACGTAAAGCCGACGAGTTGTCCTGGGCTGAGATTGAAAACGAGTATGTGACAGATATTCGGAGGAAGCCATGCAGTCTTGAAGATTTAAGTAAGAAGTACAACATTCCGCTTCAAACGGTCTTCGATCAATCGGCAGCGAATGAGTGGAGTCGGAAACGAAAAGAGTTCAAAGAAAAAACAAAGCAAAAAGCCATAGAAAAAACAGCCGAGAAAGTCAGTGACGACATTGCACGCATAACGGCGCGGCATCTTCGACTATCTGATAAGCTTTTAGCTGTCATCGAGGAATCGCTTGCTGATGAGGATCAGTTTTACAAGTATGTGGAGAAGATCCGCACTGGTTACGGTCCCGGTGAGTTTGACGAGAAAGTACAAGTTGAAAGGTTGGACTCACTGAATGAATCCAAACTACTCAGCACCGTGTCCGCCATGGAAAAACTACAGAAGATGCAGCGCCAAACGCTTGGCATCCTGGATGAGAAGGATCGGACCAAGATTGAGATGGATCAGCGCCGTTTGTTTGGAGAGGGCGAAGAGGAGACAGAAGACGATGGTTTCCTAGATGCTCTCGATGGCAAGGTGGAGCAGATTTGGGACGATGAAGACGAGTGATCTTTATGCATCTTTTATGCATTTTCAGTTCGGGAAATAATTCAGTCCGAATGCTAAAAACCGCGAAGTTATGCGATTTGCATAAATGGTGTATAAACATGAGTTATCAACAATAAAGTGAAACCTTAATTTAACAATGTTTCGCAGTAGTTATTGAGTCCCGATAATATACATTATGTGAACTTGGGGTGTATACGATATTCATTTTTTGCGAGGAGGCAGAAGGTGATGCACTAGATGAAAAAAGCAAAAGCAGAGTCTTTTAAGTGGAGAGCATTATCCAAGAAGCAAATGAAAGTTTTAACCTGGTGGCGCCCTAATTCCCCTGTAAGGGATAGAGATGCCATTATTTGTGATGGATCCGTCCGGGCAGGGAAAACGGTCGTTATGTCCTTCTCTTTTGTTGTGTGGGCCATGGATGCATTCAATGGAGAGAACCTGGGGATGGCCGGGAAAACCATCGGCGCACTCCGCAGGAACGTTTTGCAGCCGCTGAAGCGTATTCTCAAGGGACGAGGGTATAAGGTTAAGGACCATCGAGCAGACAACTACCTGACCATTACATTCAAGGGAAAGACAAATTACTTTTACTTGTTTGGTGGTAAGGATGAAAGCTCCCAGGACCTGATCCAAGGGATTACGCTTGCTGGGATGTTTTTTGATGAGGTCGCGCTCATGCCTAAATCGTTCGTGGACCAGGCAACCGCTCGTTGCTCTGTTGAAGGTGCAAAATATTGGTTTAACTGTAACCCAGCCGGACCGTATCACTGGTTCAAGCTTGAATGGCTGGACAATCTATCAGTGAAAAATGCGCTCCATATCCATTTTACGATGGATGACAACTTGTCCCTCTCTTCCAAAACAAAAGATCGATACAAACGTATGTTTTCCGGAATCTTCTACAAGCGCTTCATTCTTGGGCTTTGGGTGCTTGCTGAAGGAATCATCTACGACATGTGGGATGATGAGGCAAATACCTTTGAAGACGATGATCTGCCGGAAGGCTTTAAATATCGGGCAAGAAGATACATTGCCGTTGACTACGGGACGCAAAACGCCATGGTATTCCTCGATATATGGGATGATGGCGATACATGCTGGATTCTCAACGAATACTATTATGATGGCCGCGACAAGGGTATTCAAAAAGAGGATTCCCAATATGCGGATGACTTTGAGAAGTTTGTAGGCACAGAGTTCTTGCCAGCCTATACAATCATCGACCCATCGGCGGCGAGCTTTAAGGCTGCCCTTCGGAACCGAGGTTACCGTATTAAGGATGCCGACAACGATGTTGAGGACGGCATTCGCATGACGCAGACCATGATCCTGAAACGGAAACTACGTGTTCATAAACGCAATTGCCCTAATTTCCTCAAGGAAAGAGCGAGCTACATTTGGGATGAGAAAGCAGCAGAGAAGGGCATTGAAAAGCCGATCAAACAAAACGATCACTGCATGGACGGGACAAGGTATTTCGTGAAAACGGTCATTACTTCCCGTAGGTTGGCTGCGGCAAGTTAGTACGCATTGAAAGGAGGGATAAACCATTGAGCAGACGCAAAAGAAAAGTCACAAAAGACGCTAGGACTCCTGTGCCAAAGCCACCCAAAGGATTGACTACAGACGCCTTCCAAAACGTTCTGGCGCGGTTGGGAGCAGGTACACCGAACCTGATGGAGGGTACCAGCTACAATTTGACTAGGCTGACGCAAAACTATCAGCTTATGAACACCTTGTACCGTGAGCATTGGATCGTCAGAAAGATCATCGACACCATCCCGGAAGACATGACCCGCAACTGGATAACCATAACGACACAGCTTCCGCCTGATGAAATTCGAAAACTGGACAAGGTATGGCGAGTAAGAAGGATTCGACAAAAGATACTCCAAGGACTGAAATGGGGCAGGTTATACGGCGGTGCAGCTGGTCTAATCATGATCGAGGGGCACGAAGACATCCTTCATGAGCCGTTAGACTACGACACAATCATGCCGGGTTCACTGAAGGGCTTGATGGTCTTAGATCGATGGTCAGGTATCTATCCAAACGCTGAGCTAGTTGAGGATTTAGACGACCCCGAATTTGGATTGCCGCAGTCGTACCAACTGACGTTAGAAGATGGGCAGGTCACAAACGTTCACCATAGCCGGATCATTCGATTCATGGGCCGTGAGCTTCCTTATTGGGAGAAGCTTGCAGAGGTGTATTGGGGGGCGTCAGAGGTCGAGGTTGTGTTTGACGAACTGAAGAAGCGAGACAATACTAGCTGGAATATTGCTCAGCTCATTTTTCTTGCCAATCTTCGCGTGTTAAAAATGAGCGACATGAGCGAGTTGCTTTCAATTGGTGACGAGCAGGCTCAGAGAGAACTTTACAATACGTTGACAGCGCAAAACTGGCTTATGTCTAACATGGGCATGTACTTGCTTGGGAAAGACGATGACTTCGCTACTCACCAATACTCATTCTCTGGCCTGAATGATATTTATGAGAGCTTCATGCTGGATATTGCTGGGGCTTGCCAAATCCCTGTCACAAAGCTGTTTGGGCGCTCTCCAGCTGGTCTAAACGCAACCGGAGAGAACGACATGCAAAACTACTACGAGATCGTCCAACAACAGCAAGAATCCAACCTTGGACCGATTCTTGATAAGCTGCTCCCGATCATGTGTATGTCTGAATACGGCAAGATACCAGATGATTTGGACTACATGTTCAACCCGATACGGACGCCGGATGACAAGGAAGTTGCGGAGTTAGCGGACAAGAAAACAAAATCAATCATCGAGACGTACAATGCCGGACTCATCAGCCAGAAGATTGCCATGAAAGAGCTGAAGCAGATGTCTGAAACAGTCGGCATGTTTAGTAACATCACAGACAATGACATTGAACAGGCTGACGATTCGTTCCAACAGGGAGAGCTTGGGTTTGGTGGTGAATTAGACTATGGCGGATTTATGGGCTCCGAAACGCCGGATCGAACAGGCATACCGCAGAGCGATTCAACGGGCGTTAACAAGTTTAGGCGAATCCTTGAGCGGATTAGAAGACGCCTCGGAAATTCTTAATCGAATCCGAGACTACGCAAACAATCCCGAATTCATGGAATACGCCCAAGCGCAGGCTATGAAAATGGTTACTCATCTGTTCAGCGATGCTGGTCGAACCTGGAGACAAGCAGCGAAGCATAACAGCCGTGGGCGACTTATCTATGAAGCGCTGCTAAAAGAAATGAAGGGGCCAATCGGTGCGGCGGTCAGGTTTCAAGTTGAACGCAATGCAGCAATTATTCAATCCTTGCCGATCGATGTCGCCAAACAGGTAAATGAGCACGTTATGCGCGAGGTTCTAAAGGGAACCAGGGCTAGTGAAATCGCGGAACAAATCAAAGCATACTTTCCTGAAGCGTCGAAGGCAAAGGCGAATCTAATCGCCCGTACAGAGGTCAGTAAAACGTCTACAGCGCTCACACAAGCCCGCTCCGAGTATGTTGGGGCTAACTGGTATGTCTGGCGCACAAGCGAGGATTCAAGGGTGCGTAGCTCGCACAAGATCATGGATGGCGTGCTGGTGAAATGGAACGCTCCCCCGTCTCCTGAAAAACTAGATGGGCAGAATCGAACCTTCGGCAACTACAATGCAGGCGAAATTTTCAACTGCAGGTGTTATCCCGAGCCTGTGATTGACTTGAGTCTGGTTAGGTGGCCCGCGAAAATCTACTACAACGGAAGCGTTCAGCGTATGACACGAAAGCAATTCGAAAAAATCATGTGAGGTGAATTCGAATTGAAATTCAAACCAGGTGACGAAGTAGTCATAGTCGATGACCCCTTGAACCTTGGTCATATGCGCGGAAAGGAGGTGAAAACCTTGATTACATTCGTGAAGCAAGTAGATGGGAACGAACAAACTTTTGAAGCACAAACGTTACTGGGAGTCATTAATACCAATGTGAAGTCGACAGAGCAGACAAACACATGCGAAACACCAGCAAATCGAGGTGCCGAGTCATGAGAGCTTTCTACGGCTCGCGGTTCAGTCCCAACATGACAGAAACGCCAGAAGGATTCCTGATATGCCATAATGTTCCGATCGCTCGAACGGGCTGGTATGAATACCTGGACAGCGAATTGGGCGTTGGGAATAGCGGAGAAATCCTGCGAGTCTACCGCAGTCCCGAGGAGGTATTTAGCCCCGCGGCGATCGCATCATTTGAGGGGAAAATCGTCACTGATGAACATCCGCCTGTCGGTCTAACATCAGATAACGCAACTTGGTATGCAAAGGGCGCAGTTCAAAACGTTCGACAAGGAAAGGGGGAAGAGGAAGACCTCCTTATTGCCGATCTTGTCATTTATGATCAAACGCTTATCAGCGAGATCCAGGACGGAAAACGAGAAGTATCATGCGGATACGAATGCACTTACGAACCCATGAATGACGGTACGTATCAACAAAAGGATATTCGCGGCAATCACGTTGCCGTAGTGAAAAGTGGCAGGGCGGGTGACCGCGTTGCGATAAAAGATTCTAAGGAGGAAAGAAGCATGAAGAAAAAAATTACATTGCCGCGTAAAGCGCAATCTCGCGTCACTGACCTATTGGCTGCAATCGGCCTGAAACAATTCGCTCAGGACGCAGAGCCAGAAGAAATCAAAGAGGCTGTAGACGCTCTTACTGAGGAAAGGGTCATGGACGAAGACGAGGAAGAAAAGCGCGAGCAGACAAAGGATGAAGACCCGGCTATTCAAGCTCTGGCGGCTCAGGTACAAGAGCTTAAAGATATCGTTGCTCAACTTGTGAAAAAAGAGAAAGAGGACGAAAAGCCGGAGGACGCTATCGACCAATTGATCAGCGAACTTGAGAAAGAAGACATCGCGGAAGATGAAGAGGAAGAAGCTCACACAATTCCAGTTGAATCCATGATGGATGAAGAAGGTCCTGTTGCTCCTGCTGAAGAGCGCCCACAAAGCGCCTTGGACAATGCATACAAGATCGCGGCATTGAAAGAAATCAAGCCTATTATCGCAGCTATCCCTGATCTGAAACAACGGAAGCAGGCGACGGATGCAGCTATTGCCGCGATTAGAAAAGGAACGGGTAAAAATACCTATGCTGCCATTCAGCGAGGACAACGGAAGGTAGCAAACGATAAGAAGAAGGTCGCTGATAGCAACCAACAAGACTTTTCCCAACTCGGTAAAGAGTGGGCTAAAAAGTTCAACCCTCACTACAAAGATCGCGCCTAATCGCGCACGAAAGGATGATGAAATATGCCAGGAAGCGTAATCGGTAAATCTCTGAATCTGGGTTATCCCGGGAATATCTCTCGTAGTGCTGACGCCATTATCGACAATCGGGTTGTAAAGCCTACGGATACAGAAAACATCAACTTTGGTGACCCTGTTGTTCTCAACGACGATAACACCTATTCCAAATTCGGAGCAACCGGCACAGCCGCTACATTCGGCGGTATCGCAGTTCGCGAGGTAAAACAATCGACGGACTACTTTTCTGCTCAAGGCTTCTATGCTCCGGGTCAGCCTTGCGACGTCGCAACTCGCGGTACCTTGACAGTTGTGTGCAACGTCGGCACTCCGAAGGCTGGAGGATCTGTTTATATCCGTACTGCCACAAATGCTGCAATTCCTGACGGCGTGATTGGCGGCTTTGAAGCAGCTGCAGATGGTTCCAACACTGTAGAAATTCCGAATCTGAAATGGACAACCGGCAAGCTGGATGCAAACAAAGTGGCTGAAGTCACTATTCTTACTCGGGTGAATCCGTAATAAAGGGGGAAACGCATAATGAACTTGGCAGCTAATCAATCTCAAAAAGTATTCACAGTGCCAGTAGCTGGCGGCGGCATGATGATGAATGACTCCGCCATTGGCTCAGGCATGGCTTTTCTGACGGGGGAGCTTGAAAAACGCGATCCACGGTTGCTTGAACCATTGAATAGCGTAACCTGGATGCGAGATATCGTCGCAAAAACTGGTGGTGGTTGGGTAGAGTTCACTTCCAATACCTTCGTAGACTATGCAACAACTGGCGGCAATGAAAGTGGAATAATCGGTGGTGAAACAAACGATATTCCAATCATGCAGGCCAACACTCAAAAAGATGTATGGAAGGTCTTCACCTTCGCAAACATTTTGAAAGTGCCTTTCGTTGACCAAGCCAAGCTCCAAAATATCGGACGTAGCCTGGATGATATTTTGGACAAGGGGATTCGTTTGAATTACAACAAATCAATTGATAACCTTGTCTATTCTGGCCTTCCAGCCATGGGTGTGTATGGCCTTGTAAATAATCCGGACGTTGTAACTTCAGCGGCTCCGAACGGTGCATCTGGTAAATCAGAATGGAGCAGCAAAACACCAGATGAAATCCTGGATGATATTAACTCCCTCATCGTGGAAACGTGGGAGGCTTCCGAATACGATCTAACCGGTATGGCAAACCACATTCTGATTCCACCGAATCAATACGCTTTCCTGGTTGGTCGCAAAGTCAGCGATGCAGGTAACATTTCCATCCTGCAATTCCTGATGGAAAACAACATCGCTCGCAACCAAGGTGTTGATTTGGTCATTGCTCCTTCGCGTTGGTGCACAGCTGCAGGTACCGGCGGAAAAGACCGTATTGTCGCATATGTGAACGAAGAGGACCGGATCAACTTCGACCTGCCTGTGCCTCTGAGTCGGGTAATGACGCAGCCGCAAGTTACAGAGATGGCATATCTGACGGCGTATGCTGCTCAATTGGGCCAAGTAAAGGTTCTGTACAATTCTTGCATCCGCTATATGGACGGAATATAAGGAGGACACAAAGTTATGCGTATCTTCTCAAAAAGAGCATTCAAATTCGACCATCCGGCAGGCCAAGAGCCTGCCGTGATTGTTAAATCCCATAGTTTTGCTGATGTTCCGGACTGGGTTGCTAAATCGGCTATGTTTCACTTGGCAAGCGGCGTTGGCGAAGTGTCGATCATTGAAACCAAGCAGGACGAAAAATCTGCTGAAGCAAAGACAAAAGGAAGAGGCGGACGCCAAAAGGCAGACGACGAAGATAAAAAGGCCGACGGTGAAGAGAATGCACCAAATGTGGCAGATGAAACCGAATAGGACTGGGGCGATCCTATGTCTATCGCAAACAACGTAAATACGAGCGTGTCAACTATCATCGGGATTGCACCCAACATCAGGACCGGAAGCAATCCCCCGTTTACGTTCGATGATTTCGTTGCTATGTATCCGCAATTCGGAGCAGACGCAAACGGAAACTATGTGGTCCCTCAACCGATCATACAAATGTATATCGATCTAGCGAATGCTTGCATCCAGGTAGCGCGATGGCATTCATATTGGAAAGTAGCCATGGGCTGGTTTGTTGCACATTTCCTTACCCTCTATGTTCAAGGGACAGCCGACCCGAATAGCGGCGCTGCAGGCGTCCTGAAAGCCGGAGAATCCCGGGGATTGGTGGCTTCAAAATCTGTAGGGGATGTATCCGTTAGTCGGGATTACTCTACGATTGCGGGCGATCTGGATGGATGGGCTGCGTGGAAACTGACTACCTACGGCCAACAACTCGCTACGATAGGCCGGATTGTTGGAAAAGGTGGCATGTATGTGTATTAGGGGGATGCCCTATGTTTAATGCCTTTGCACAAGTGACCACAGGCATAGATAAAACAAATGACATCAAGAAAATGCTCGATTCCTTGGCGAGGAAACAAGTATATGTCGGTATTCCAGAGGGTTCGGAGAGACCGGACGAAAAAGGCCAGCCAATAACCAATGCACAGCTGCTCTATATCCATACACAAGGCGTTAGAAAAAAAGTCATGCGTGATGAAATGAATCCCAAAGTCGAAAGTGGGGAAATGCCATACAGCAAAGCATATCAAATGTGGCTGCAAACACAAGGGTCTCCTTTGTGGCAATCTCCCCCGCGTCCGGTCCTTGAGCCAGCCATTGAACACAACAAAGAGGCGCTTGCGGGCCAATTGAAGAAAGTCATGGAAGCCGCTCTAAATGGGCAGAATCCTGAGCCAGAATTGCATAAGGCAGGTTTGATGGGGCAAAACTTCGCCAGGGATTGGTTCACTAATCCAGCGAACGGTTGGGCACCAAACTCTCCAAAAACAATCGAGAAAAAAGGCAGCTCAAACCCGCTTATAGATCAAGGGGAACTACGCAAATCTATCACCTATGTGGTCAAGGAGGGATAGCGTGATCAACGTCAGCGAAGTGATTACCGACCCCGACTTTGCCCAAACGTATGTGGTTTACCGTCAATCTGGCGAGTGGGTCCGGGGCAGTTGGCAAGCTTCCGCCGAGAAACAGCTAAGAATTACAGGGGTCATAACCGTTGCGGATGCCAAAACGCTGGAGCAACTACCCGAAGGTGATCGAGTTACCGGCCTGATGTGTTTTTATGCCACTCAGGATCTGTTCCAAACCCGCGAAGAAGGTACTTCCGATAAAATCGAGTGGCGCGGCGAAAGATACCGTGTGAAGCAAGTCTTTCCGTATGGTGACTATGGTTACTGGAAAGCAGTTGGCCAGAGGATGGCAGGTGATTAGATGGCGCTGCAGCTTTCTGAGATAGTAGATATTTTTTGGGAATGCACTGTAAAAAATCTTGGCCTTGACCCAGCGGCTAAAGCAACGCAAAAACGAATACGCATCGGATACCCGGCAGAAGGCGCTCCCGCTTGGAAGCGTACTGAGAATGTCGGGTTTATTCTTGTCTCTTTTGAAAGCGACCCATACGCGCAGCCGGTAGAGATCAGCTACAACAGAGACAACGAAACGGTAGCTGATCAGATAGCCAGCTACACCCGGGTCATTCAAGTTTCATGGACTTTCTATGGCCCCAGTAGCTACGACGATGCCGACAAAGTGCGGACAGGATTGTTTTTGAATCCTTTGCTGTTCGCACCGATGCACCTTATCACAGACGCTCCTACTCCCTACCGGATGCCGGAGCTTTTCGAAGGGCAATGGTGGGAGCGCAGCACATTAATAGCCCGATTCAATGAGAAAGTAACCCGATCTACCAAAGTCAACTACATCGAATCGGCAGATATTCGAGTTATTCCAAACAGATAACAAAGGCAGGTGTTTTTCTTGGCACAATCTCTTGATGATATTGTCAAGGTGAATGTCATAGTTTCGCCCATGGCTCAGAGCGCCGGGACGTTTGATATCGGCTTGATCGTGGGGAAATCAACGGTTATTTCAGCTTCTGACCGCGTGAAGATTTATTCTAGTCTGGCTGATATGAAGGCAGGAGGTTGGACGGGAACTGAACCAGAGTATGTGGCTGCTATGCTCTATTTCAGCCAAAACCCTACCCCGTCTAAATTAGTCGTTGGTAGATGGGACGCTTCTGCCGATCCCGCTGAAACGCCTGAAAAGGCCGTGGAAGCTTGTCGCGCAGCAAACAATGATTGGTATGGGTGCTACGTTGCGGATGCGACGGCAACTGAAATCCAAGCGGTCGCTGCGGCTGTAGAAGCTATGAGTCCTGAATCGGTATACTTCTACGATACCGATGATGCGGATGTGGCAAGTGGAACTGCTGGCAACATCATGGAAACGCTGAAGGGCTTAGGTTACAGCCGGACATTCGGACTTTTCAGTTCGACATCATACGCTGGTGCCGCTGTGATGGGGTACGCAATGGGCGCCAATACGGGCGGGGCAAACTCAGCCTATACCTTGGCCTACAAAGCATTGCCCGGGGTTGCTCCCGATCCACTTACCACAACACAAGTTAATTACATCCTTGGCGTTAACGGGAACGTTTACACAACCTATGGTGTTAACTACAAGTTGTTAGTGCAGGGCACGATGGCGAGCGGCGTTCATTTTGATGAAATCCTCAATCTGGATATGCTTAAAGCAGAGATCCAGATCGGGGCTGTAAATGCTCTTGTAGCCGCCAAGAAGATTCCACAAACAGAAGATGGCCTTTCTCTTCTGATCAGTGCAATTGAAGAGCAATGCGAAAAATCTGTGACCCGCGGCGCAATCGCTCCGGGTGTATGGAAAGCAGCTCCCATATTGTCGTTGCAACCAGGTGACGTTCTATCAAAAGGATACCTTGTACTGGCTGGTAGAATCGCTGATCAAACGCAAGACGAGCGAGAAGCCCGTAAAGCTCCACCCATCTATGTACCTGTTAAGATGGCCGGGGCTATTGAACATGTCGTAATCAACGTAACCGTGAATCGCTAGGGAAGGAGGAGTTTACATGCATACTTCGTATAGTTTTGGCGATGTGTCGGTGGTGTTTGCGCACCCAGCAGTTGGGCAGTATGTAGCTACCGGCGCGGGATTGGGGAGCATTTCGGTTTCTATGACGACCGATCGTACTACCCATGATGTTGCAGCTGATGGCTCTGTCATGGTGTCGAAAGTCTTGGGGCGAAATGGTAGCCTCACCATTACTGTGCAGCAAACTTCCGAACTTAACAAATGGCTGTTAAAACTCTATAACTACGTTGAACAAGCGCCAACACCCGAATGGGCAAATACCAGAATTACCATCCGCTCTGCCTCTATGCAGGATTTGATCCGTGTTACTGGCGCATCCTTTCAAAAGCTTCCAGACAGACCGTATCAGGCGCAAGGACAACAAGTTTCATGGGTGCTCCTCGCTGCTGATATCGACCAAGCAATTGCTTAATTCAATCCGATCACAACAGAGCCTATAGGCTCTTTTTTATTTTGAGGAGGGGCATGTATGCAACCGAAAGTGAGTTACAAAGATGTCGAGGTAAATGGACGAAAATTTAGAGTTAAGAAGTTCTCAGCTCGTGTTGGATCTTTCATGATAGTGAAACTGACAAGCCTCCTGGCTCCAATCTTTTCGTCTATCAGGCCGAGTACAAGCGATGATTTCAGCGTAGAGGATATGAACATTGCAGGCATTCTCGGGCAGCTAAGCAACATCTCAGAAAAGGATTTCGATTACATCCAGGAGCAGGCCCTTAAAGTGTGCTATGAGCACTTGCCATCAGGGCTTGCACCGGTATTGAACGAAAACGGTACATTCGGAGTTTTAGACCTTGAGGAGGATGCCGCTACCATCATGACTTTAACCATCCATGCGCTGGGCTTTAATCTGACAAGTTTTTTTCAAGGAAGCGGCCTGAGTGGTCTAGTGGGGGGCCTAATTTCATCCCGGCAAGATTAGAAAACGTGGATGAATTTCTTTTTGCTCCAGTTATCGCGAAGGAGTGGTCTCATCGCGATATAGCTGAAGACGTGTTCGACATCGATGATCTGTTAGATGCACATGAAATCATCGCTACACGAGCTGAAAACGAACGTAGAGCACATGAGGCAGCCAGACTGCAACAAGAAAGGGGGATGCTGGGGTGATCGATGTCATTAAGGAGTATTTAGTCTCGCTTGGTATGGCCGTGGACAAAAAGTCATTTGATGAGGCAACACAAACCATGGCCCAGGTAGAAAAGGGCACGAATAACGCTGTCGCCTCTATGTCAAAAGGTTTCGTGGCCTTTGGGGTCGCTGCAGCAGGTGCTATCGCCTCGGTCACTTTGGGCGTTGGTGCCTTTCTTGGCAGTCTGGCAAAGGCTGAGTTGGAAAATGAAAAATTTGCTCGGCAGATGTGGATGTCCAAGGACGCGGCAGCCGAATTAAACAATACGCTCAAGGCCATGAATGCCACCGTAGAGGACCTTTATCTCAGCCCGGAGCTTATGCGAAACTTCCATGAGTTGCGGGCGACTATCAAAGATATGAAGCCGCCTCCGGAGTTTCAAAATCAAATGAAGTTCATCCGATCCATTCAGTTTGAGTTTCAGCGCATGCGCCTGGAAGGAACATATGCACTCAAATGGATTGGTTTTTACCTGTTCAAATATCTTGAAGGGCCTATAAAAAACATCAAAAGTGGCCTCAAGGGATTCAATGATGCGATCATCAAGAACATGCCACGCTGGACGAAAAATGTCGCTCAGTTCTTGAGTTGGATTGTCAGGCTCGGCATAGCGATGGCGAAGGGTGGCCGGGATTTGCTCAGGATGTTCGGAGCATTAGGCGATCGCATCCCGCAATCCATTAAACTCATTGGAGCTGCGCTGCTGGGGCTGGCTTTAATCCTGAAAACCGGGCCGCTCGGTATCATCTTTGCCCTTCTGACTTCCGTGCTCCTGTTACTGGATGACTTTTACACCTATCTTGAAGGCGGAGAAAGCGCACTCGGTCCACTGTGGAAGAAGCTCCAGGACTTTTACAAAATGCTACAGGATACCGGCGTCATCAAACGTTTTGGCGACGGTATTGAAACTGCTTTCCGGAAAGTCGAATCGGGATTAAAGGAAGCATGGAATTGGCTTGTCCGGCTGTATAAGAAATTCGAAGAAAACGGAACCATAGCTAACTTTAGGGAAGGTATCGAAACCAACTTCGGGACAGCCAAACAAGTAATCAAGGATTTTTCCAATTGGGTAGGGGAAGTTTTCGACAACCTGAACAAAGAGGGCGTCTTGTCAGAACTGGAGCTGTCGTTTGTCCGCTTGGGGAAGGAAATATCCGAAAGTTACAAAGTGATTGCTAAATTTGTGGAGAAGACGTATGGCTTGAAAGAAACTCAGGAAGTCCTGAAATTGATCGGTGACTATATTGAGGGCAAACTGAAATTTGCTCTTGAGACGATTAACGACACTCTAGCTACGATCACATTTACGCTGAAATCAGCCCGGGCTTTCCTTACGGGCGACGATAAGCTCCAAGAGGAAGCGAACCGAGAGTTTTTTGGAGAAGAGCGCTACGAAAAAGGAACAAAAAGCGGACTTAGAAACATGTCGGATGTGCATCGATTTAGACCGACAAAAGAGCAGGGCGCAATTCCACCGCGAGATACACGGCTTGAGGCGAGCGTTAACAACCTGCCGAAGGGGATGGAACCGTCTTTCAAGAAAGCTCTGAACGAGTCTGAAGTGGTCAAGGGTTTGCGTACATTTAACCAGGATCTGAACAAGGGTTTTGAATTGCTTGCCAGGATGATCAACCCGGATGCTTTCAATTACTATCAGGCTATGGCAGCTGGGACGTACTCGAACAGCTATTTATACAACTCAATGTCTAACCAAACAATCATAAAGAACGAAAACAAACCAGCGTTCTATATCAACAGCAATGATGCCAAAGGGGTCGCTAGGGAAATTGAGCAAACCTGGACAGGAATGAATATACGTAACATGCGTTCCCTTTTTGGGTAAGAGGTGGTTTATATGCCTAGCAATCCGATATTGGACCTAAACTCACAACCGATTGCATCTCTTGTATACCTTAAGACAAACATCGGCGGTTGGTTTTTTGATGCTTTTTTACGATCGACACATACCAGCCGCTTAACTATTACTGAGCATCCTGTACAGACTGGAGCCGCTGTGACAGATCACGCTTTTCTTCAGCCAAAAGAGCTGACTATGGAAATCGGGATGTCTGACGTGGCAACCGGACTGGTGCCCGGACAATTTACTGGCGGCTGGAGCCGTTCTGTACAGGCTTTCAAAGTGCTGCAGGAGTTACAAGCGCTTCGTGTCCCTTTGCAAGTCCACACGCGGCTCGGCCTTTATCAAAACATGCTGATCGAGGAAATTTCTGCACCTGATGACTTCACAACGCTTTACGGCCTACGCTGTACAGTTACATTGCGGGAGATTATCGTTGCACAGGTCAGAACCGTAAAGATAAGCGCTAAGCCTGCCGTTACGAATCAAGCCAACAGGGGTAAATTGGAGCCAATAAAGAACGATCAGAGCGTTTTGGTGCAAACTGGCCTTAAAAAGCTGCTAGGGTGGTGAAATTTTTGGCTACAGTAATATTGCCGACTGTCCCTTCGATGAATCAAAGATTTACTTGTACATTACCTGTAAACTCTCAAAACATAACATTAGATTTTAATTTATCGTACAATGAACCTGGAGGGTATTGGTTCATGTCTATCAGTGACCATGATACTGGAGAAAAACTGATTGACGGGCTTCCTCTTTTGCCTGGGGATTACCCCGGTGCAAATCTACTGGGACAATATAGATACCTAAACATCGGGAGTATGGCATTGGTATCAGCAACGAGCGACGATTCGATGCCTACATTTGATTCGCTCGGAAAAGAGCATTTTGTAATCTGGAGCGATAACGTGGATTAAAAGATTGCACCGAAATTTAAGGACTGAGGAATCCCCCTTCTTTAAAAAAGTCTAAATCGCCATAATTCGACAAAATTTCCCTGGATTTTATGGTATTATGGCACTTATTAATAACCGGAAACCGGGGGTGTTGATATGAAATGTAAATGGCATGTCCCCTTTGTTTTGGCAGTTGCTCTTCTAATGCTATTTGCGAGTTCAGTAAGTGCTGCTCCTTCAGCTTCATCAGAAAACACAGTACAAGTCGGTCAGATACCTGATACTATTAAAAGCACAAATGATCTAATCGAATACTTGCATGCAAAAGGCATTGTCAAGACAATGGACGATCTAAAAAGCTACATGATTAACAATAAACAGGTCGTTAAAGGTATCAATCCAAAGATAATCGATTATGGTTATACGTATAGGTTATATGCGGAGATTAACAAACCATTCAGGGACGATGGTTTAACAAAAGTCACGCATAATTATGGAACAAAAGAGGTAAAAATTTGGGTTGTACCGGTAGCAATCATGAATTATAACGATCAGCCTCAAGATATCAACAAAGATAACTTTGCATTGGTACCAAAGGACATTCCTCAAGGTAAAGAGTTGTATACCCTTGCCATAGAGCCGGAATATATCATGGATGGAACCACTGGCAAAATGCTAGGTGAGTTTAAACTTCCGCCAAAAAATGAGGTACATCTAAATGCTGTTTTTTATCTTTTCCCAACTACATCTGAGCAAAATGTAAACCTGAGGATACTCGACGGTAAAGACCATACAGATGTTAGTATTGCAAACCCATGAATATAAGCTTTATTAAGGCGCTCCTAATCGGGGCGCTTTTCTTTTCGGCTGTTCCAGATGGAGGGGTTGATATGGCAGACATCAAAAGCCTAGCCATACATGAGGCACAAGTGCAAGGGGTAGATGTAAATATCGTTTTGGCTACGATTGAAGCCGAAACAAATTTCACCAATAAAACAGGTGATAAGGGTAATTCTCTTGGACCGGGACAAGTTCAGCCTCGTTGGCACAATGATGATTTTGTATGGGCAGCAAATCGGTTTCGGATTAAATGGCCCTCAACATTACAAGAACAAACACAAGTTGTTCTAAGTAATGATCAATTTGCAACGGCCGTGGCTGTACGAGTAATCGGCAAAACATGGAGGGCTTCTAAGCAAAATTTCAGGGAGTTCTCATTGATATATGTCGGGAAGAAAATCCCGGACTCAGACTACCAGCGTCGTTTAAGGATATATCAAAAATATGTAGGTGGTGGGGCAGCTGCTTCTGCAACAACCCCATATCCGTCCAGCCCTTCCCCGGGCGACTCATTTGGAGGAGGGGGCACTTCATCTCCGCTAATCAGCGATATAGAGCTGCCGGCAACGAATTACGGGGTAGTTGCCAACAGCCAGAAAAACGGAAACGTTTTGTACGGACGCCGGTACCGTATCTTTGTGGCAAACTCGAAAGGGACTGCTCTCGATGTATCGGATCTGCGATGCACGTTTGATATTCGCAAAACACTGACCCCGCAGCCGAATTTTTCAACAGTCACGATCTACAACTTAAACCCTGAAACGGAGAATCAAGTCATCAACGAAGGGGATACGGTGATTGTAGAGGCGGGTTTCGAAGGTGAGCAGTATGGACTGATTTTTCGCGGCGATGTAGTCCAGCCTATTCGTGGGGCAGAGGATGGGGTAACGTACAAATTAACTTTAAATTCACTTGATGGCGACAGATTCCTCACTGGCGGATTTGTCGCTTTTTCCGTGTCCAAAGGTCAAACAGCCCGCAGCCAAATTAGCGAAGTGACCAGCAAAGCGAAAATCCCTTCCCAACTTGGAACGATCTCTAGCAACCTGCAGTCAGCGCAGCTTACTCGCGGAAAGGTCTTCTTCGGGGCAGCAAAAGACTATTTGCGGCAGCTCGCGCAATCGAATACAGCGACTTATTACCTGGAAGACGGGAAGGTAAATGTCATTACAGCGCAAGATTACCCTCCGAATGAAATCGTCGACTTGGCTCCTGAATCGGGCTTGATCGGTACGCCACAGCAGACGGACTTCGGAGTGAATTTCAAATGTCTGCTTAACCCGCGACTGAAAATCAATTCGCTTGTACGAATTAACAATAGCCTGATTCAGGCACAGACATTTCAGTTCGGGCAAATCCCACGCAGCCTGGACGGAGCCGGTATCTACCGGATCATTGGCATGCGCCATAACGGAGATACCCGGGGAGACAACTGGTATACGGAATGTGAGTGCGTGTCCCAGGCTGGTGGGATCATTCCGGGGCTAATGGCATCCACAAGCGTAAATCCTTGGTGAGGTGAGGACATGGGTGTTTCCATAAATGAACGACTCGGCGACAACGAAATCGAGTTTTACAATACGCTGATCGATAAGGTTTTCACGACCCTGCGCGTGAGCGTCCCAGGCATCATAAGAAAGTTTGACCATGTAACACAGACGGCAGAGGTGCAAGTGGCCCTCCGGGAACATGTGCGGCAAGAAAATATGGAGTATGTCTGGACGGAGATTCCTCCGTTGCAAGACGTCCCTGTTGTTTTCCCGCGGGGAGGTGGCTATGCCCTTACATTTCCGATTAAAGAGGGAGACGAATGCCTTATTGTCTTTTCAGACATGTGCATAGATGCTTGGTTTTCGAGTGGCGGCGTTCAAAATCAGATCGAAAAGCGCAGGCATGACTTGTCGGACGCAATTTGCATTCCGGGGTTATGGAGTCAGCCGAAGAAACTAGAAAACTTCTCTCGGGATGCCGTACATCTCCGATCAGATGACGGGAGTGCGTACATCTCTCTGACGAAAGACGAGCTTAACATTGTGGTACCAAGAGTGAAAATCAATGGAATTAACTTCGGCACACATACACATTATGCGCCAAACGGCGGCGGACAAACTTCCGGCCCAAGTTAAAGCGAAAGGTGGGATATTCATGATTTATCGGCAATTGGTGAATGGTGACTACAGTATGGGCCGGCCGTTTTTAACCCGAGCTGCTGCAGTAGGACAAGCCATCTATACCCGTTTGAAACTGCTACAGGGGGAATGGTGGGAGCAACTTGACGACGGGCTGCCGCTCTTTCAAAACATCCTCGGCACAAGGGGTCACCCGGACAATCTCAACGCGATCGACCTTTTAGTGCAAGCGCGGATCATCGAGACGCCGCATGTATCGCAGATAACTGACTTCAAGAGTTCTTATGAAAGCAGAACGTACTTCTTCGAGTGTAATGTCGAAACCGACTTCGATGAAAAAATACCAGTTTCTATGAGTTTTGGAGGGTGGGAATAATGCCTTATTTCGCACCTTATATTGACGAGACCGGCTATCACATGCCCAGTTATACGGACATCCGAGACGATTTGATTAGCACGGCAAAACAGATTTTTGGCCAGGACATCTATCTTGGGAACGACACACAAGATTATCAATTCATTTCAGCAGTTGCCAGCAAAATTTATGATGTGTGTTTGGCCAATCAGGCTATTTATAACAGTCGTGGCCCTTCCGGTGCAGTAGGAACAGGATTAGATTCGATTGTAGGGATAAACGGGATAACCAGGAAATCAAAATCAGCCTCTACAGTAACGGTGGTGTTAACAGGGACACCGGGCACCGTCATTAACAACGGCGTCGTCTCAGACACAAACGGGGTGAAATGGAATCTCCCTTCTCCGCTTACGATCACATCAAGCGGAACGGTAAGCGCCTTAGCTATATGTCAAACGCTCGGGGCCATTTTTGCTCCGCCAAACACAATCATCAATATAGAGACGCCTACGCTTGGTTGGACAAGTGTAACGAATCCCGAACAAGCAACGCCGGGCACAGATGTGGAAAGCGACGCTAAATTAAGGACGAGACAGGCAAATAGCACAGCTAACCCTAGCCGCACTGTCTTGGAGGGGATCAAGGGCAGTATCGCTGCCGTAGCAGGCGTTACAAGGTATCAGGTTTACGAGAACGATACCGGGCAAACCAATTCCATGGGGCATCCACCGCACTCGGTTACAGCCGTTGTAGAAGGCGGATCAGACCAGGATGTAGCAGAAAGTATTTTCAAACGAAAAACCCCTGGATGCTATACAAATGGGACAACCGAAGTGGATGTAACAGACGCATATGGTCAGATTACACCCATACGGTTTTATCGTCCTACCTACGTAGACATCGACGTTGTTGTGACGGTGAAAAAGCTGGCGGGTTATACGACTCAAACCACTTCAGACATTCAATCGTATGTGGCCGACTACATCAACAGCATCTTTTTTGGAAGTGAATTGGCAATCTCAAGTCTGTGGGGAGCAGCTTTACAGGCAAATAGGGTACCAACAAATCCTTACTTCTCGATCACGTCCTTAACCGCAGCGAAATCAGGGGAACCTCATGGAACGACTGATATTTCCTTGCTCTTTTATGAGGCTGCTAAAGGGGCGGAAACAAATGTCACCGTTAACTTTGTGTAGGGAGTGGTCTTATGGCGATTGAACCCTATGTGAACTTAGTTACTTCCCAACATTACAACAAACCGAAGTTTATGAGTTGGCTAACCGCTGTTCTTGAAAAAGTCGACGATGTGATGAAGGTTAACATCCCGAGTGCTTTTGATGTAAATAAGGCGGTAGGAGTCCAATTAGATACCGTTGGGGAATTAGTTGGCAGATCAAGATACCTGCCTTTTCAGTTAGCTGACGGTTCTTCCCCTGTCTTGGACGATGCGAACTACCGAATAGCCTTAAAAGCCAAGATCGCACAGAACCAATGGGATGGTACTATACCGCAAATCTACGAAGTGTGGGACAGCCTTTTTCCAGAAGCTCAATTAATCATCAAGGACAACCAAGACATGACGATGGACGCAAACATCCGTGGCGATCTTGGGCTCCAGAGCGTTGAGCTAATTACGGTGGGTTATATCATCCCGAAACCTTCAGGGGTAGGCTTAAATGTCACCTGGGAAACTGAAGTGACTCGCTACGACTATGTGGGCATGATCGTTACCACTAGAGATACGGTTCAGCTTACTTTTCCAAAACCAGAACAATGAAAGGAGGCGTGACAGTTGGCTCAATATAGCACGATGGTCATTACTGAACTGGGCAAGATTCTCTTTGCAAAGTCGCAAACTGGGAAGCCGCTCGTTTATACGAAAATGCAAATCGGTTCTGGTCAAGTCGCGGGAGACCCAAGCAACTTAACAAACCTTGTCCAACCGATTGGCGATCCTTTTCCGATTAGCTCTTTTGCTATCAATGGAGATACAGCCCAAATCAAAGCGGTATTTGAGAATACAAACATAACGCAAATCACGTATTCCTGCGAGCTTGGCCTTTTTGCAAATGATCCGGATTACGGCGAAGTCCTCTATGCCTACGCCAATGCAGGAGACAACGGGGATTACATCCCTCCTATTGCAGCAGGTCCTTACTCACGTGAACATCAAATCAACGTGGCAATCGGAAACGCCACGCAAGTTACCGCAGTCATACCGCCTACAGCTTATGTGACGGTCACTGATTTTAATGCCCACGTCAACAATACCAACATTCATATCCAACGTTCGGAGTTTCTGTCTGCAATCAACAACCTACAAAACCAAATCGACACGATCAAGGCGACCTTCCCGGATTCGTTTAACCATAACTTGTTCGACGACAGCTTGGAAACAATAGACGAAATCTCGCTCACGAACGGCTATTACAACGAGGCGTATTCGCGACTGGAGGTATGATTCCATGAAAAGGAAAACTGCTGATAACGGCCATTTGCGGGAGGAAGGGGGAGAAGTATGACAGTTCAATATATTACGAACAGCGGCAAACACACTTCCGGTTCAGCGACGATCTCTGTTAACAAGCCCACAGGCACTCGGCAGGGCGATATAATGCTGGCAATTATAAATATTGCAAATGCATCAGCTAACCTTTCGTTGCCAAATGGTTGGGTGAGTTTAGCAAGCCAAGACTCCAGTCGGATGAAGTTATTTCTATGTT